AGATGGCAACATCTAAACTAACCTCACTTGCAGAACAAAAGACGGCTCTTGGTCATAAAACTATGTCCAAAGATGCTACCGTATGGTTGCAAGGAAAGATATCTGAACTAAAAAAAGGTCAGATTTCTCAAATACCATCTACTATAAACCGTGAAAAGTTTAGACAGATGAACCAGTTTAGACTGGGAATGATGTATTGTTTCTATTACGACCCCAAAACAAAGGCAGATTTGCCATATTGGGACAGATTTCCAATGGTTTTGGTGCTAGAAAGATACAATGATGGTTTCTTGGGACTGAATATACACTATCTTCCTGTCAAATGGCGTATCGCTTTTATGAACAAGTTGATGAGGTTTGCACAGTTGACACCTAATGATGATATACAAAGAATGAGAATTTCATATGATATACTGAATGCAACCAAAAAGTATGCTGAGTTTAAGCCATGTTTGAAAAGATATTTGCATAGCCACATTCGTTCTAGATTGTTAATGATTCAACCTAATGAATGGGATGTTGCAACATTGCTACCTATACAACAATTTAGAGGTGCCAAACCACAAGAAGTCTGGAGAGACTCGGTTCAAGAGTGGAAAGACCACATGGCACATTTTAACCAAGAAGAATAAAATGCCAGCAAACATTAATAGATTTGTCAGTTCTTTCACCTCAGATTTGGCCAGACCTAGCAGGTTTGATGTTACCATATTTCCACCTAATGCACTTTCATTTTATTATGGAATAACACAGTCTGGACCAGGTCTAAACTTGCGTTGTGAAAATGCGAATCTACCGGGTAGAACCTTTGGTACAGTAGAACAAAAATTTGGATCAAATCCATCTTTGAGATTTCCAATTCACTCATCATACAATGATATGGATTTAACTTTTGCTGTTTCTGGTGATATGTCAGAAAGAAATTTCTTTGATATTTGGCTAGAATACATCAATCCAACAACATCATTTGATTTCAGTTATAAATTGGGTTCCAATAATGTGGCTGGTGATGGCTTTGCTGCACCATACATTATTGTTAGTCAATATGACTTGAAAAATAACTTAACATATGCAGTTCAATTATATAATGCATATCCAATCTCTGTCAACCAAATGGATTTGGATTGGAGTACCGACACATATCACAAATTGACTGTTGTTTTTGCTTATGATTACTGGCAAAATATCAATGCTGCTCAAATTGCATTGCTTTTGAATCCACCAAACAGTTCACCACCATCCTTAATACAAATTGCAGGTCAAGTGGCTGCACCACCAGGAACAACTTCATCATCTGGACAGTCATTTGTCAATAACACAAACCAATCTGTTTTGTCTGCTATAACCACATCATCTGGCCAGAAATTTGTAAATAATACAAACCAATCTGTAGTGTCTGCTATAACCGGCAACTCAAGCTCAAATTCTTAACTACAATTATAACAATGATTTTTTAATGGAGTAATATAATGGCTTTACCAAAAATTGATGCGCCGATTTATGAACTGGAACTACCACTTTCCAAAAAGCAAATCAGATTTCGCCCATTCCTGGTTAAGGAACAACGTAATCTAATGATGGCAATGGAATCTGACGATAAAGATACGATTGAAAAGAATATCAAACAAGTCTTACATAACTGTACCTTGACAAAGGGAGTTGATGTGGACTCTTTGCCTATTCTGGATGTAGAATACTACTTCATTCAATTGAGAGCAAGGTCTGTTGGAGAAGTTGTTGATAACAAGTATCGCTGTGAAAATGATGTGAACGGACAAATTTGCAATAACTCAATGGAAGTTAAGTTCAACCTTTTAGAAATCAAGTTAGATAAAACTGGAAGTTTGAATGATGAGATTAAACTTACAGACCAAATTGTTATTAAAATGAAGTATCCACAATTTTCCATTTTGGAAAAGACTTCTAAGACCGAAAATGCATCAGAGATGGCTTTCAACATGATTGTTGATTCTGTTGAATCTATTTTTGATGGTGAACAGTATTACTATGCAAATGAAACACCAAGACAGGAATTGGTTGAGTTCATTGAATCTTTGAACCATGACCAATTTGCAAAGATTGAAGGTTTCTTCAATAGCCTACCTAAGTTAAATAAGAAAATTGAATGTGTATGTGGTAAGTGTGGTTTCAAACACTTAATTGAAGTTGAGGGCCTTGAAAATTTTTTCGGGTAATATTTCGTCATGATAACTTAAGAAATTATTATAAGACAAACTTTGCATTGATACAGCACCACAAATATAGTTTGTCTGAACTTGAAGGTATGATACCTTGGGAGCGTGAAATTTACGTTGCTATGCTTGCTCAGTATATTGAAGAAGAAAATGAGAAGATAAAACAAAGAAACAACGAACGTAAATAAACATGTCACTCAAAGATAAAATAGTTAAACTTGAAGCGGAAAAGAAAAAGGTTGAAGACCAACTGGTTGAACATTTTCGCAAAGAAGCTTCTGAAGAACTGAAAAAAAAGATCCTTGAATACAAGGACCTTGTGGATCCAATTGTTCTTAAAAATGTTTTTGGTATCAAAACAACAAGAACCTCAACTAAAAGTAGAGAGTCTAAGAAACTAAGTCAAAGAGCAACCAAAGTTGCACCAAATGTTGTTCCAAAAGAACCATTTTACAACAGCGTGTCTCAACGTGCAGGAAAACTAAAAAAGGGCGACCACTTGGCCAACGTTGCAGCCAAGATTTTGTTGTTCATGGTAAAAAATCATGAGAAAGACAACCTCATGATGGAAATGGCTTCAAATTTCAAAAAAACCAAAGAAGATGAAACTCAAGACCGTCATGATTTACATGTCAAACAACTATATGTAAGAGAAAAGAAAAAGGATGATGAAAAGAAGAAAACTGGTGGTAAAAACAATCTACTCAAGTATGGATTGATTGCTGCCGGTGGCGTCGGACTAATGTTGTTTGCTGAAGATGCTATGGCGGCCTTCACAGACATGAAAAAACAATTAGATGGTTTCAACTTAGATATTAAAAGTTTGTTTAATACAAATGAAATACCTACAACATTAACAAATGTTAATAGTATGGGAGATTTGAGTAATTTACAACAATTAAAAGATGTTATTGGTAAAGCAGAATCGGGAAATAATTATAATAGATTGGTGACAGCAAAAGCTGGTGATAAAAATCTACCATCAGAATTCAAAAATATTAACTTGTCCGACTTGACGATTGCCGAAGTCTTGGATTTACAAAAAAGAATGAAAAAATCTGGTTTGTTTCCATCCACTGCTATTGGAAAATTTCAAATTGTAGAACCAACATTGAAAAGTTTATCTTCCAGTTTAGGTGTTGATATTAACAAAACTAAATTTACTCCCGAAACACAAGAAATGTATGCGGATAAATTGATAAAGGATGCTGGATATGAAGATTATAAAACTGGAAAAATAACAGGAGAAACACTACAAAATAATTTAGCTAAAATTTGGGCTGCTGTTCCTGTTTCCAGGGATATGGTTGTGGATGATAAGTTTGGTCATAGAGAATTGAAAGCAGGCCAAAGTTATTATGCAACTGTTGGTGGTAATAAAGCAATGAACACAGGTTTCAGTTTACCACCACTTTTGAATGATGTTTCTAAATCCAAACCAATTGAAGTTGCCAAAAATGTCGGAACAGAGATTGAGAAAAAGTCAAGAGACATGGTTGAAGTTTCTGGTAATAAACTAATGACGTATATTGTTGAGAAGCAAACAATACTGCCCTTGGGTGGTGATTATGATTATTTTGTAACAAGCACGCAGGTTTCGGATGATAGACCTAACGTATTAAGAGATTACACTGGACAATAAAATGAAAAAAAGTCTAAAAAGTATCAAGGGTTCAAATACCTCTGGCGTATCACTATCGGATAAACTGATTGGTGTATTATCTGATTTGGGTAACACATTCACCAACAAAATTCAAGATGCTGTTGCTGGTGCAAGTGATTACCTTTCTTCAGATTCTAATACAAGAACGGTTCGTTCCTCTAAGTCCAAAAATGCACCAGCAAGAAACGGCAAAGCAAAAACTGTTGAGAAGGCCTTATATACAACCATAACCGAAGGTCAGAATCAAAAATTGAAAAGTGGTGAAGGTGTCGCAAATGTATTTGCAAAAATTTATAATTTGATGTTGCTTGAAAGAACTGAAAAAATCAAAAGATTGGAATTGGAAAAAGATTTTGAGAAAGAAAAGGCTGCAAAACAAGAACGCAGAGATAGAGAACTTTTTGGTTTATTGCATATGTTGACAGGTACACCTAAGAATGGTGCACCCAAAGCAAAGAAAGAAAATAAAAGTAATGATTCTCTGATAGTTAAAATACTAAAAGGTACGTTGGGTGGAGTCAAATTCCTTTTTGGTAGTATATTAAAAACTACTTGGTTTTTGGTAAAAACTGTTGCAAGTATAACATCATCTATTTTTGGTTCTATGGTTAAACTGATAAGTGGTGCAATTACAACTGTTGTGCCGATTCTATTTTCTGGTGTAAAAATACTTATCAAATCAATAGTTGGTGCCGCTATTGATGGACTTACTGCCTTTTTAATGGAAAAAGGAATAGGATTGGTGGTCAAGAGATTCTTAGGACCATTTGCGGCTGTCTTGGCAGGAACTGAAGCATGGAAAGAATTTGAAAAATTTGAAGAAAAGGAAGTATCTCCTTTTGCATATGGACCAGAGTATGCCCAATATGTTGCAAAGACATCGGCCGCACAAAAAGAAATGATGGATTATAGAGAATTAACAAAGAATCAAAGATTTATGCGAAGCAGAGACGGAGCTGTTAATTTTGAAGCCCGTGGTCGTGAAAGAATTTTGGCTAAAGATAAAGAATTGGAAGATAAAGTTTATGCAGCAGATGCGGCCGCAAAAGAATATGCAAAAAATTATCAATCAAAAGAATTGAAAGATAAATTGGAGGCTCAAGGTTATACTGTTGAAACTAGGGAACAAACCACACATGAAAAAAACCTTGGTCAACCTGCTATGCCTGTCATCAAAAAAGATGGAAAACAGTTGAGTGATGTGGACATTCAGTTACTTGTAGCAAAGGGATTAATAAGCAGAGAAGTTGGTGAAAAAATTGATTCTGCTAAAATGAATGTTGTGGATTGGGCAAAAAGTAATGTTGCTACACCAGTTGAAGATTATCTCACAAATTTGGCTAAACCTATAAGAAATGAATATGATAAAATTTCAAACATGGAAGTTGGTGGGGAAGCTAAAAAATTTATATCTGAGGGTTTAGGTCAATTGTCCGAAATGATGAACATACCTGGTTTAGAAAAAACCTTAGTGAAGGCCAAAGAAGCTGGCTATGATATACTGGAACCAATTGTTGTCAAAGCTAGTGATGTTGTACCAACCAAACAGAAACCTAAAGTGGTTAAGTCGTTGACCTCAACTGGTGTACGCAATGATGAATCTACATTCTTAAGAATCCAAAGAATGAATTATAGACCGGTATAAAAAACCCCGCACTAGGCGGGGTTCTAATCTTACTCGTCAGCCAACTTGCTGAAGTAGGCCAAATCGTCATCATCATCAGTAACCAACTCAGGTTCTTCCTGAACTGGTTTCTTAGGTGCAGACTTCAATGTCTCTACTGTGGTCTTAGGCATTGGTGTATCACCATTCAAACCTAGAACCTTTTCAAGGCGAGCCTTCAAGTCATCATAAGACTTGAATTCTTTGTCTGCAACCAACTCTGCAAGAGAGT